CCATAAATTCTTTTTATATTGCTCCAATTAATATGATTACGATTATAGCCACAATTCCAGCTTTAATCCAGTCTTTCATACTCCAATCAGACCACTCTTTTAAGTGAGCCCAAAGATCTTGTAATAATTTCATATTACCTCCTTTGTTCAAAAGGTTTTATTACTTTACGCCTTTAAATGCAACTTTTTTGATTTGTTGCCTACTAGTCTGTCCTTTTGGACCAGGACCCTTATTATCTTTTACAACAAATGCTGACATTGTGACAGCTGCCGTATCTGCTACTACAGGGTTAGGAAAAGGATTTGAAGACTTTACAGTTTCCATTTTTGCTTTTTTAAAATTCATAAGACCTCTTAGTGTAACGTTGGTTGTTTTTCTTTGAGCATGTTAATTTTATCATTCTCAAACACCTTCTTACCATTATCTCCTAATGTTTGTAAATAGATCATTTGAGCAGCAGTCATGAATAAAGATGCAACTACCATTCTCTCTTCTTCAGAAAAACTGTCTTGAAAAGCGTATGTTATTAAATCATCAACAATTTTATTAATTTGTGGGGCTTCCATATGGTTATTATGGACACAATTTGATATTTATCAACTTCTTTTTCGTTTCTTTTTTTTCTTACCAGCTTTTGATAAAGCTATTGCAACTGCTTGTTTCATAGGTTTACCCTCTTTTTTCAACATCTTAATATTCTTAGATATTGTTTTTTGAGATTTACCTACGGCGAGTGGCATTTAATTTTTGCATTTGTATGTTATTTCTTTGTGCTGCTAATTCAGCTGTTTGTTGTAATTTAGCTCCATCTATCATTGCTTTTTGTTCTAATTTAGCAATATCAAGTTCTGTTTTTGCTTGTTTTGCCATTGCATCTGCCATAACTCTTTGTTGTTCTATATCTAACTCTTGTTTCTTAAGTTCTACTACTGGGTCTTCTCCTCCACCACCCTCTAAATATTCCTGTTCTTCAGCAACCATTTGATTCATTATTTCAGCTTGCACTTGAGATATTTGTTCTTGAATAACATTATTTATCTGCATTTGAATTTGTTCTGGAATTTGACCACCAAATTGCTCTGCTAGTTGTTCTAATTTTTCTTTATTTTTTTCTAATACACTTTGTGCTGACAACATTGAAGAATGTTGTAAAACATGTCCCATAGCATTAACTAAAACGTCGGGCATTGTTCTAACTAAAACAGAAGACATAAACGCTCTATGCACTGTTATGTGAGATACATGGTCTTGATCTGCAAAAGCTTGTGCAGTTTTTTTCATAAGTAATTCTGCATTTTCTGTAATAGGATCTTTAGGTGTTGGCCTTGCAGGAGGAGGTAAAATTGCATCTATGTTTTGTATTCCAAGTGCTTGATACATTCTTCTGTAAGCCTCATAGGTGTTATGAATTTGTGGATTAGTTTGAGCTAATTGCAACTGTGCTTGAGCAAGTTGAATTCTTTGAGACATTGAAAATATACTTGGATCAGATACAGGTATAATATCTATTCTATCATCAAAATCAGTTGTCTTTATCTCTCTTTGACCTCCCGTTACATTGTAAGGGTATACAGGCGGTAAGTATATTTGAAATATTCTAGCTAATAATTTAAATTCTACTTTTTGTGCATAATGACATCTTTTGTGAATTGCACTCATAACTTTAGTGCCTTGTTCAATCATTGCCATAGTTGTGCCTACAGGGTTAGCATTATTTGAATCAGAAATTTTAGCGTCGGCTACAGCTGCAAATCTTTTTCCTGCATCAACACAAAAACCTAAAAGCTGCATTAAAGTTTGACTTGGCTCTTTATATGGTAATGGAACAAAGTTTTGTCTTAGATCTCCTCCTGGCGCATCAACATCTCTAAATTCACCTGGTTGTAAAGGATTGTCATCATCTCTAATTCTAAGTCCTCTAGCTTTAAAACCTGCAGGTAAATTAGATAAAGTTCCCGCATCAATTAATTGTCTTAGTGCTGAAGTAGCAGTTCTAGATAAACCACCAAGCATGTGTATTAGACCAAATCCATAAAACCCTAGTCCAGGTAAAAAACGATAATGTACAAAATATTGTATTTTCTTTTTTAGTTTATCATTCTCTGCATAGTTTCTTCTTATAGATAAAATTTTCCTTGACCCCTCATCTATTGTAACAATGTACGGAAGTTTTACTCCTGTAGGAATTCCGTCAACGCCAATGTCTTCAAAACCTGGAATATCAAGATCACAATGCATCTCCAGCAATGTGCATTGATCATCATAGTTTGTACTATCATTAGGAGTTACTCCTTCAATTTTATCATACGTTTCTTGTATTCTATCTTGCTTGTTAACTACGTCTAATTCAACATCTCTATAAAAACCGCTTACCTGACTTTTTCTAACATCATTTTTGTTTTGTTTTAAAACGTGTGTAATTCTTGGAGCAGTTTCTAAATCTGTTGAATGATATGGAACAACTAAATCTTCTACAGGTATAAACTTTGAAACAGCTCTACCCATATTTGTGTCATAGTAAATTTTTTTAAATGAAGATCCTGCTAGAGCTAAGAAGAAAAGCATTTGATCCATGTCAGAATCATACTCCTCCATCACAGTTGTAATTTGATAATTCATGAATTCTTTTACACGTTTAGCTTGATCCTCTACGGCTGGGTTTTCTGCGCCAACAATATTACATTTTACTGGTCCTCCTGGAGGTAACAATTCTTTGTAAGCCTGCGCTTGAAATTGAGTTACTGACTCTGCTAATAATGGGTGGGTTACACCACTTGCTCCTTGAAAGGGCTGTGATCTATCTTCATATTTAAAACCTAAGAGATCTAATCCTTCTGTATAACCTTGTTCCCAATCCTTTCTTGTATCTTTATCATTCAGATAATCGCTTAGCAAGTCACTTGAAATTTTTTCTAATTCTGTTTCATCTATAAACTCTGCTAAATTAGAATCATGCTCTGGAGCTGATTGCATCGTACTCTCTCCAAACATAGCTCCGCCATCTTGAAGCATTGTTACACCTTGAGGTTGGCCATTATCTACATTAACATCAACTGTGCCACCTGCATATTGATCTATTCTAGGTAACTCTTCAATTGGTGGATTAATTTTTTTATCTATAGCCATTATATGCTCTTCATGAATATTTCGATGTCAATAAGGGGTTCACCCATTTTGTCTTTTGTTTTACCACCCTTTTTAAACTGTGGCAAACCAATCTTTTTAAAGAGCTCAATGTCAAATCCTTCAGCCCTTAAATCTATGTAAGGCATATTAGCTAAAATTAAATTTCTATCTTTTCCAACTTTTACGTACTTATCTAAACCCTCAATTTTGCCTAGTTGCTCAACATATCTTGCAGAGGTAGGTTCATTGTACATAGATCGTCGAGTAACTTCATTTTGTGGAAACTCATATTTGCCGTCATTTTTGACAACAAGTTGAGCAGATTTAATTTGAGCATCTGATAAATTTAATTGCTTACCTCTTTTTGCTATGTCTTTATTAATTTTCTTAATAAACTCTGATGTCTTAGCGTTGTAAATAGTATTATAACCTTTCATATCGTTAGCATCTGCGGCTTGTTCATAAACAGAAACAACCTCTCCAGGATTCCAACCAACAAAATCTAAATTTTGATCTACAGCATTTTCTATGTTGTCTTTTAAAACTTGTTTTACCCAATATTGAGCCCCTCCTCCAAATGGATAAAAATTTTCACCACCTTTGAATTCGTTTGCTTCTGAAGGATACGCTATATCTTTTTGTTTTAGTTTTCTGTGAACATCTGATTGCATTTCCATAATAACAATCCCCGTATTATCCTCTTTACCAAAAGCCTCATTCGTAATTAACCTAGATCTTGAAAAAGCCACGGTATGATCTCCAGTAGGATGACTCGTGTTATGTTCTGGTAATTGATTTGCTTGACCATACTTTGGATTAAAATTGTGAGTCATGACTATATACTCTTCAGTTCTTGTTCCTGGAGTTCCAACTGATATATGATCATTTGTAAATACTCCTCTTGTCGCTGCTTCTTTAACAGTTCTAAAATTATCTTGAAATCTAGTGTACTCTTCTCTTGCAACTATTTGTTCTTTAGGAATTCCAGACTCATCTATATTATCAAGAAGTGCAGCGTTTCTTTCATCTATAATCATTCCAGCTGTTTCACTATCGGTTGCTTCATTTAATCTATTAATATAATTTCTATCCATGTCTTTCACTCTTTCCATGAAATCAGAAAATGGTCCTGGTTGAGCAATAGTTAATCTATCTAAAAATATATTTGCATTGTTAACTGCTTGTGGAAGTTGATTTGATTCTCCTCCAATAATGTCGTAACTTGTAGCATCAACTTTTAATTGATTTGGAAAATCTTTAGATTGAAACAAATCTAATAATTCCCTTGCACTATACTCTCTGTTTGTTTGATCAGTTGAATTAATTGCGTTTAAAGCACCAGCAGCTCCTGTATCACGAAGCTCTAAAGTTAAACCTTTATCGTCAGCGTATAATTCATTGATCCAATCATTTAACGGTTTCTTTTCATCACCTGAATAGTTTGATTTAATATAATCTTCTGTTTTATTGAATCGTTGATTCATAAAAGTTTTTTGTTTAATATTTTGACCAGACTCTCTTATTGCTTTTATATCTTCATCAGAGTAATTCCTTGTGTCGATGTCATCTATTGACTCCATCATGTTCTTTTTTACTAATGCTTTAGATGGCTTCTTATCTCCCATTGTCATAATACTCATGTCGGGCATATCAACAGGATTAAATCCTCCACCAACTTTAGTTTCTCCTTGAAGAGGATCTCCTGGAGGAATTAAACCCGGTTTAAAATCTATTGGATCAGGAAGAGGGCTTCCTGTAGATATTGGTAATTTTATATCTGGTGCTGAAAAACCACCGGCTTTACCTTCTTTAGCAATTCTATCTCTTTCTTTTAATAGCTCTTCTTCCTGAGGGCCTAGAACAATACCTGCTGGAGTTTCTTTAACATCTTTACCAAATTTATTAATCATTCCCGGTGTCGCCGCAAAAGCACCTATAGCTAATAAAGGTAATAGTTGTGTTACATCTCCAATACGCGCACTGCCCAAGCCCATGTCGGGTGACTTCATCGGAGGCATC